TAGCGAAGGACGTGTTACCGTCGATGCGTACGCCAGCGGTCTGCTCATCGGGATACAGTGTGATGCGGTAGTTCTTAGTGGCGCTAATGGTACTGTCACTCTTAAACCTCAAATACCGGCCTTCGTTATCTGCCACCTTTGGCAGTCTGATGTTGCCAGTGCCGTTGGCTCCGTCGATGTACTTGTTCATGTACACAAAGCCGTTACTGTCGTCGTAGTCGATTTCGTAGATGCTGCCACCAGTATGCTCTATCAACTGCACACCATAAAACTGCGGCAGGCTACCGGTGATGATGTCGTTAAGTTCCTGCTGTATGTCCGTCGTGGTACCTGATGGTATAAACCGATCGCGTGGGTTGTCGGTGCCAATCAGGTCACTTCTAAACGCTAGGTCCGTGGTTACCTGGTTAAGCTGAAACCGCTCCGTTTCTACCTCGCTGTCGTTGGCGTTGTATGTCATCTGATGCAACACGCAGTCGTCACCATCGTCACGCACTAAGTGGTAAGGCCACAGCATCGGCACGCTCTGCATATAGAAGCTGCCTTGCCTAATGCGGTGAGGTAGCTGCGTGTTGTACATAATCTCACGCACGCCAAGACGGTGAACGGTATATGGTCCTGCGCTTTGGCTGCTCTCCCAAGAATCCATATCCACAGCGCCGGAGTGAAACGAACCGCTGTAAAACGGTAGCGCCGTGCCACCGGTCGCGTAGTCTATGCCGGCATTACCTGTAATTACGTCGGTCTGTTCCAATGTCACTTGGTTGCCCAGCGTTGTCTCTGAGGCGAACGTGATACTGTCGCCTGTGCCTTGCGTTCCGTCACCGGGGAAGACGCGAAGGATGAACAGCACATTGTGCGTACCCAATGAACCAGTCTGATCACTGCCACCAATACCGACGACGACAGTGTTAAGAGTTACGTCAAGACCTACCTCATCGTCTACCAGCTCCGGCACTTGTACGCTGGCCTCGCTGATAGCCTCAAACCCATAGAACTTGTAGTATTGACCAAGCACCACGCTCTTAGTGCCTGGTGTACCCGTCCAACCTGTATCTGTAAAATACTGGTCACCAAACTTTATCGTAAAGTCAGCACGCAAGGTGAAGAAGTTGCCGGGGTCGATTGGTGCCGATGATACCGGTGCTATATCGATGTTGTAGAACAACGTAATCAGGTGCGTACTCTCTTCATAGTACAACCGATCGTCATCAGCCAACTCAATGTCATTGGTCGATGCACTAAGCGTAGTAAAGCCGGTGTTCTCTTGAAACAGAAACTCATTGCCGCGCGTCACGCGTTGACGTGTTACTCGCTTCGTGGGTCTGCTGTACTCGATGCTGTTGCCGGCCATCTTATCGAAGCCGGTGCCGTCAATAAGCAGCATATTGCTCGTCCAATTCACGCGATCAAGCGTGCTCCATGTTGCCTCCGCTCCGCTTGCGTCGTACTGCTTGAGGTCGTTAACGAATGAATCGCCGTCGCTGCGCTGCTGGTACTTGTTCAGCGGTATAAAGTGCCAAATGCCTTCGGCCTGAAACACTCGCGCGTTGTAGGTAATGGCAAGACTGCGCAACACCTCAAAAGCGTTGTAGTATTCTGTGGGTGTCGTGCCAGCTATAGACGGCAAGTACATACCGCCGTCACCCAACCAGTCGCCGGCTGTGTATCCTGTCGGCTCGATGTCGTTGGCGTAACGTATAAAGATGTCGCTGCTGCCATACAGACCAAACGAACGCGTCAGCTTCAGCGCCTCATATATGTAGTCGATGATCTGCGTGTTAGTAGCAAAGTCGTCAACCGTTGTTTCCTTCAGCTGGTTGAGGTCGTCGGCTGCTGTTAGGTTTACCGCTGACGGGTAAGGCTCATCCATCTGCTGCGTTTGCTCCGGTAGCAGGATGCCACGCCAGAACACTGCTTCGCCTGGTTCGTCGGGGTCGGTGAGTATCTCAATAGGAAACTGCGCCTCCGGTGCTGACGGTACGGTAGTGTTTAGCCAGGTGTTGAAGTCGCCGCCTTCATTGTATATGGTGAAGTCAACCTTGCTTGGTAAGATAGGTTGGTACTGGTCTTGGTTGTTGCCTTCATACGACAGCGAAAAGCCCGGCGTTGCAATAGTCACCTCTGACGACGCGGTGTTATGGTCGTTGTCGTAGATGTTGACGCGGTATTGTACACCTGTGTCATTTTGAAAGTCGGCGTAGAATCTTACGGCCATTAGAATCCTCTTACTCGGTTACGGTCCAGCGCGCTGCGCTCGTTGCTCAATAGTATGTCAGCGCCTCGGATCATGCCGGTAACGGTAACAGCTCCGCCGCCCATCATTTGCTGCAGCTTATCCAGTGGTGCGATAACCTCCGGGTTGCTCATGCTCGTGCCTTGACCTTCACCAACCAAAGCCATTGTTGGACCTGTGACCATGCCGCCTTTGGCGAATCCTGGTATACCAAACTGCCCGCCCATAAAACTACCGAGACCACCTTTAACCATTGCACTGCCTGGAAACAGCACTGACATAGCCGCAAACGCCGCAAGCATAGCCGCCAGCTTAATAAGCAGCTGCTGCAACATGTCAAGCATAAAATCTTTGAACTGTCCCGCACCACTGACGATGCTTGTAAATGCGCGCTCCATTAAGTTAGGCAACTGAGCGCCGGCAAACTCTCCGAGCACTACCATGCTGTCGCGCGTGGTTATAGCTGCCGCGCCTACTTCCTTGTAGCTGCCTTTAAGTGTGTGGTTTGCTTGAACAGCCGCCAATATATCGCTGGCCATTTTGCCTTGCAGCTCCTTAACACTACCCAATACAAGTAGTTGCGACTTCTCTACTGCTAAAAGCTCTTCTTTTACTTTCTTCTCTTTCTTCTTATTACCGATGGTTGCCTGTGTCGCTGAGTTGTTGCTTTGTTGCGCTAAGGTGTTGTTCAGAATGGCTTGGTTTAAATCACCGCTTGCCATTCCCAGCTGCTCGTAAACATCCATTAACGCTTGCAGCTTGCCGGCTTGCTCCTTCGCGCTCTCTGCGGCTCCAGCTTTACCACCAACCAAAAAAGCAAGTCCAACGCTCTTTTGTCCACTGCCTTTGATTTCATCCATCAAAGCCTTAATGGACCGCAGCGCCGCGTGCATCTGATCTTCGACCTGGTCAGCTGTTTGAGTGCTGACATTGCCAAAGCCTTCCATGGCTTCTTCGGCCATACCCAAAGCAGCCTGCACGTCAGAACCTGCTACACCGCTAATGCCTTGCAGTGACTCGGTTGCTTCTTTTAGCATGCCACTAAAAGCCGCTGTCACTCCTGACTTTTCTGCAGCTTTAGCCATCTCCTGTCCTAAGTTGTCCATCAGCGTGGTCATGCGACCTTCCACTGTCTTACTTAGGTTCTCCATCGCGCCCGATGCAAGACCGCCTTCAGCAGTCATATTGGCCAACGCAGTATTAAACTCCTCTACCGATACAGCGCCCGCGCCGAATTCCATATTCGCATCACCTGTGACATTCCTTAGTTCTGAAAAGATTGGGATACCACGTTCGGCCAACTGGTTCAAGTTCTCCAGTTCTACTTTGCCTTTGGCCTTGACTTTGGCAAAGATTGCAGCGATGTCGTTGATACTGCTGCCGCTACTGGCTGCAATGTCACCCAGCATCTTCAACTGTTTCTGTAGTTCGCTGCGCTGCGTACCTACAGCCAACAGTTGCCGCGCCGCGCTACTGACCTCCTGAAGTTGGAACGGTGTCTTTGCTGTAAACTCGTTCAGTTCCTTAACAATCGCCGCAGCTTTGTTTGCACCTCCGGCGATGCTAATGAAGCCCGTGCGCAGCGTCTCCATCTCCGCGCCTTTCTTGATCAAGGCAGCAACACCAGCAACCAACGTTGTGCCGATTACAAGCGCAGCGTTCTTAGCCATGCCAGCAATCTCCCCGAAGTTCCTTTTGAAGTTGGACTTCGTGCGCCGCAGGTCCGCGTTAAGTTTGGTCAGGCCTTCTTTACTTAGGCCGATTACTAACTTTAGACTTTTAAGTAGTGCCATTATTCAACTTGTTCAATGCGTTCTTCAGCAGCTTGTTATTGCCTTTGTTCTTAGGCTTCTTCTCCCATGGGAAGATACATATATCATGAGGCTTAACCTTCTGTCCTTTCTTGGCGTGTGGTGCTAATGCCAGCGCCGCCGACCACCGAGCACGCTCCCACTCTTGTTGTTGCCTGGCTTCTTCCTGCTTGTGCATGCCTTGCGCCGCCCATACAAACTCCTCGAACGTCATGTCATAAAACACAGACGGGCTGAAGCGTAATTGCCCCAGCCCGATCTGCATACAATGGTCAAACGTTAGCGGCTTGCCTTCGCTTTTTTTTGACCGTTGCCACCTCCCAAAAGTGAAACAAGTGCATTGGTCA